GTCCACCAGATCCTCCGGCGGCTGCCAGTCGGGATAGATCTTCTGAAGGGCCGGAACGTCATAGCCCAGGATGTTGTGACCAATGAGCTGGCTGGCACTGGCCAGTTTGTCGAGGCCCTCACGGATCCGGTCAGGCCCGTAGTCAAAGACCTTGCCGGTTGCGACATCAACGGCCACGATGCAGTGGACTTTGGTGACATCGTGATAGAGACCATTGGCCTCAATGTCGAAGACCAACCGGTTCGGTCGCGGATCGTTAATGTCGATGATCATATATCTCTCCTTAGAGACTATCGGTTCTCAATGTAATGCTCGGCCCAGGCTTCCATGGCCTCTTCCATTGCCTTCTCCATGGCATCGCGGTGGCGCAGTTCCTTCTCATCCATCGGCCGGTAGTCCTTGGCCTCTTCGGCCAGGTACTTGCTCAGCGTGTGGAGGGTGGTCAGGTGACGCCACAGGGGCATCAGGTCTTCGGCTTCCACGTCCGGCCCCAGCTTGGCGACATTGGACGCCATGGCGTAGATCTCGCGGTGGATGTGATCAATCAGTTGGTTCATGGTGTTCTCCTTAGAAATCAGAGGTGTCTACTTCAGTGAACTGTTGGCCCTCATCGGGCGGTGGACATTCAGACCAGTCGTTGGTCTCGTTGTTGTAGAACGCGTAGTACTCGCAGTACTCACCGAACTCACGGTCGAACAGCATCGTTACCCGTGCGGTGTTGCGCTTGATGGGATCCTTCTCGGTGCGGTCACGCTGAATACCCCAGCCGTAGTGCGCCCACTTCTCCATGGCTCGGGAGCCGGTGAACTGGGAGGACAGGACATCACCGCCCTGATCGTGTGGCTTACCGGACTTCACCGGGTTAACGTGGGAGTACATGAAGAAGGTGATCTGTAACTCCATGGCCATGCTGGCGGCTTTACTCATGAACGCATTGAGGATGTCGTTCGCTGAGCTGGTGTCATGCTCGGCCACCAGTGCGGTGAGCGGATCAATGATGAAGAACCAGATCCCTTTGGCTGCCCAGAAGCGGACTGTGTTCAGGATCTCGTCCGCATCACGGACACCATCGCTGGAGTAGAACTCAATCTTCGAGCGCAACAGGTCGAGGCTCGACCGCAGCTCATCCATGGTGTAGCCACCAACCTCCGGCGGCTTGGTGAACTGCTTACCTGCGTACTTGCCGGCAACTTTCTTCAGCGTCTTCACCGGGTTCTCTTCAAGACTCATGACACCCACGGTCTCCCCGTGGACATCCGTCATGTGCTTGATGAGCTGGTGCTGGTGCTCGGTCTTACCGATCTTTGGCGCTGCACCAACGATGTGGATCTCGCCCTTGCGGATACCCAGGGTTGCCTTGGTGGCGCTGTCCCAGGGCAGACTCAGGCCCATCTCAGGAAGACTCAGGGCTTTCTCATAGATGTCATCCACCGTCACAATCTGACTGGGCTTGTAGGCTTCAGCGTTCCAGATGGCGTTGATGACTTCCTTGCCCCGGTTCTCCTTGAGCATGTCGTTGGGATCCTTCAGCGGCAGCTCGGCCACGAAGCATTTCCCAGGTGGGAACAGAGGCGCACACTCTTGAGCGGCCTTGCGTCCAGGCTCATCGTTGTCGAACATCAAGATGATCTTCTCGAACGACAGGACCCAGTCACGCTGCTCCATCAGCGCCCGCTTGGCACCGGAGGCACCGGTTGGCACAGACACCACCGGATACTTGTTGCCCTGGATCTGGCTGACTGTCATGCAGTCGATCTCACCCTCGGTGATCACCAGCATCCGGCCACCTTTGGACCACAGGTGCTGACCGAAGAGAGTCTTGGAGATCTTGCCGTTGGCGATGAAGTCCTTGCCTGGGAACCGGAGCTTCTGCCCGACGATCTCCCGGTCCTTGTCCCGGTAGTTGGCGATCTGGACCGGCTGGTTGTTGTAGGTACCCACCTGATAGCCGAAGAACTTGCAGGTCTCTTCAGTAATCCCGCGGGCCTTGAGTCCCCGGATGTCTCCGAGGACAGGCTGGAAGGGTTTGCTTTTGCTGTTCATCTGGTAAATCCCTGCTGTGCTCGCTGCGGCTTCTCCTTGGGCGGCATCAGCTTTTGAGGCTGCCTTGTGGTGACCGCAGGAGAAGCAGTATTCGTGGCCGTCTGAGTACAGAGCGTTGGCGTCAGAGGACCCACAGCGAGAGCAAGGGGTATGCTCAATGAACACACTCTCGCTCTCGTCGTGCATGTCACTTCACTCCGCGGTAGACGTAACGGACGTAGCGCTGACCCAGGTGGTCACGCTTCCAGACAGACTGGATATCGAAGCCAGCCTCGCGGATGTCTTTGATCCGGCGAGTCAGGGCGCGGGCCTTGTAGATGGCCTGGGCTTCGACCTGAGTGATGGACCCTTCGTGCTGCAGGTGATCCAGGATGGAACGAGCTTGCGGGGTCAGGGTGTCGATGTTGATCTTGATTGCTGCGGACATAGTTGATCTCCTGTTGTCGGAATCAAATGAGGTAAGTGCTCAGGACTGAGCGTTCATAGATAGAAAAAAGACCCCGGCCGAAGCCGGGGTAAATCAACGGAGAACATGTGTTCACTGACTACACATGTGAGGTGATCAAACGGATGTGGGTCCGTCTGTTCTAATAGGGGGACTTAATGCTCCTGCTGGAGGAGCCAGGGGGCAGCGAGCGCTACACCCGGGGTGATGTTCGTGCGGTTGATACCGCGGTTGGCGTAGACATCGGCCGGATCAAAGCCGGGACAGAAGGGTTTGCCACGGGGGTCCAAGTCTTTGTGACCTACCACGGCGGCGTCTGGGTAATACCCTTTGAGCATATCCAGAAGCTCGATGAGAGAATCGATCTGCTCTTTGGTGTAGTTGAACTCGGGCTTGCCGTAGTCCACCTTCCCACGCATGTCTCTGCCCGTACCGCCGGCAAGACAAATGCCTACAGAATTCTGGTTGAAGCCACGAACGTGTGCGCCCCAACGATCAAGGTCTTCACCGGTCTCAACCAAACCATCCCGGCGAATAACAAAGTGATAACCAATGCGGAAGTAACCACGCTGCCGGTGCCACCGGTTGATGTCAGCGGCGCCTATATTCATGTCAGCGGGGGTTGCTGCGGAATGAACCACCAGGTAATCAGTGGTGTCTCGTTTACTGCGGGTTGCCATAGATGATCTCCTTAGCGGGCTCATGGAGCCACGCATCGGGGATCACCTCATGGGCATAGAGGAAACCGTGCTTCTCACACCAGTCGGCGTAAGTAGTCTTGGAGCGTTTACTGATGCGGGCTCGGGGGTTACTGAAGACGAAACGAATATCAAGATGCGGATGTTGCTCCTTGATGAGTAGGTGCTTCTGACGGTCGGCGGTCAGGAAGCGACCCTTGGATTCAATGATGATCCCATTCGGCAGAATGAAATCCGGGGTGTACTTGTGGGTGCGCTGGGGCTTGATGAAGGGGATCTTGAGAGACTCATAGCCAAACCCTGAAGGCCCAAAGAGGGCCTCCAGTGTGGCAGCGATCTTCTCCTCCAGCCCCGAACGGAACCCATGGCGGATCCCGATGGCGGCGTTAGAAGTCATAGTCGTCTCCTCCGTAGTTCATCGGAGGCTGCTGCTGCATCTGCGGGACAGGCTGCTGCATCTGCGGCATACCCTCAGGCTGGCCGTAGCCCTGCATCTGACCATCAAACGGGATGTCCCCATCGTCATAGCCATAGTTGTCCTGAGGCTGCTGCGGGGCCTGAGGCTGGACCTGAGACAAGTCCTCGCCGTCCTCTTCACCGAAGCCGAACTGATCGGCAGAACCACCACCGAACTGCACCAGCTTGATCACCTGGACGGCAGACAGACGCAGTGCGATACCGGCGCCGGCCATCTTTGTGTAGAAGGGAGCCAGGGTGGCGGCGACTTTGATCACTGAACCTCCACCAATCATCACACCCTCCGGTACCGGCTGGCGCTTGGCGTCAAACAGGGCCGGCTTACGCTCGAACAGAGAGCCGTCCTTGCGCTTGCCCTGGGCTTTCATCTTGAAGGTGAACTCAAGCTCGCCTGTGGGCTGGCCGTTGTCGTTAAAGACCGGGCGATACGGAGGCTCGGCCATCTTGATCTGCGGTTTCATCTGAGGCGGTGCGTTATGCACGGCCATCTGATAAGCCACCTGCATCTGCTCATCAATCTGCTGCTTGAGACCACCGGCCTCCTGCTCAGAGAGGACGAGCTTCACCTGATAGACACCGTTCGGATCGTACTTGGTGTCCGGCACGTTCAGGTGCGGGTACTTGGCGATGCCAGCGGGGCTGATGATCTGAGGGTTCTGGTTGTTAGCCATGGTTGTTCTCCTGTTTCTTGAAACGATTGCGCAAGTCGTTGACGTCATAGCCTTCCAGGGTCAGCCCCACGATAAGGAAGCGCGGCGGCTCTTCACCTGCTTTGAAGGAATCGATAGCGGCTGCGAGTGGGCAGCCCATGAAAGAATTATACTCTTCGTAGTCATTTGTCACAGACATGAGATTATCTCCGAGGAAAGTTGGTTGTTCTGATAGGGGGACTTAATGTCGACCCCTGTTCTAAGAGGGGGACCTAAAGCGTTGACCTGTCAGTTCTACTAGGGGGACCTAAAGACTGGCCGGGTCTGTTCTACTAGGGGGACTTAATAAGAAAGGGGACCCGAAGGCCCCCTTAGTGTTGATTACTATTATCCATCTTTCTCTTTAAAGAGACATTAGGAGAAGAAGAAGTCGGACTCCATGATTCCGTCCAGCTCCAGCTCACCGTACTCAGGGAGCTGTGGCATCTGAGCCTGGGCCTCATCGGAGAGCTGCTCATAGATCTCCTCGGACCACTGCGCCAGCACATCACCGGAGTACATCTCAATGAACTGCTCACGCAGGATCCGGAAGAGATCACCGGAGCGGGCGGCGGTCGTTGCGTAGCTATCGTGAATCATGGCGAAGCTATGGACCCCTTCGTCCACACAGGCGATGACCGTCAGCATCATGGCGGCAGCATCCAGAGAGTGAATGAAGTTCGGGCCGATGGCGTTCGCTTGTTTGTGCGCGTCGGTCTCGTCAGTGTCCTCCGCCAGCTTCAGCTTCAGGATGCCGCCAGCGTACTGCGTCTTGACCTGGCGCAGCTTGATGGACTTGTAGTCCTGAAGGATCGGAAGGCCGGCCGGTGTGGTCCAGTGGACCGGAAGACCATCCTTAACGCAGACCCGGGCCACCGTCTGCAGGTACTCCATGCCTTTGGCTGCAGACACCACCACCTCAGCGATGCACTTGCTGAACACAGAAGAGAGGTAGAACCTGTCCAGGTACTTCAGTTCCTCCGCGTGTTCACGCTTGCCCTCCCCGTAGTACTTGAGCATCCGCTCACGCAGTTCCTTATCGATCTGGCCGGCGATACCGTAGGCCTTGGAGCCGTAAGGGGT